CCGTTCTTTTCTTCATAACGGGTAACGTATTTAATTACGTTCCCTTCAAGGAAATCGAAAGCGTGACTTTCAATATAGTCAATGCACTCTATTACGGCATCATCCCCGAATCCGTAGTAACTAGGGTTGGTAGAATCGGAGGTTGCCATAATTCAATGTCGTCGAAGGTGTAATCAGTATCTCGTAGGATACGAGCTAAACGGGCTTGTTTCAAGGCATAGGAAGAACTGAGACCCTTCTTCTCATACTGTTTGACTACAGCTCTCCATGCGGAGGCAGGGTTGAACCGTTCCAACGGTATAAGTTTTTCTGCGGTTTTAGGCCCCACGCCAGGGCAGCCAGGATAATTGTCGACGCTGTCCCCAATGAGACACTGACGATAGAAATAGGCATCGGCTTGATCCTCCGTAATAAGTTCAATGTCACCATCTTCATTAAGATGAAATCCAGGGATTTGTTTTAGATCTTTATCACCAGACCAGATAATAGGTGTTTTATCTGTATGACGTGTACTTAGAATACCAAGCACATCATCTGCTTCAAGTCTCCACCAGCATTCAGATGGATAACGGTCTTCGATTCGCCTACGAGATTCTTTAAAACCAACAGGCTTTAAGCGATGACTCGTAGTTCTTCTATTACCTTTATACCCTGGATCGACCTTGTAACGAAAGTTATCAGTACTAGTCCAACAGAGTGTTGTGTTTTTAGCTTTGACTTGCTGCTTCTTAAGGCTTAACAAATCATCAAATAGCATCATCACTTCCCTAACAGGAAGATGAGTAGTGATGATATCTGGCATCCATTCTATCTCCTGTTCACAAGCGCAAACAGCTTTGAATAGAAGCATATCGGCATCAATCAGAAGCCAAGTCATATCCACTTAGTCCCACTCCACCACTTAGTCCCACTTAAAGCCTTAAGAAGCTTTAACTCAGTCTGGCTGACCTTTGGTGGTTGGTCCTTCTTCTTCTTCTTCTTTGAAGTCATCATCCCCATTTATAGCTGGATATATCTTACAAGTTCGTAGTAAATAGTTCATAGCGTTGGTGACACCTTCAAGATTGTCACCCAGCTTACCAATCCCTGTGTTGCAGCTATAGCACAGCCACCCCCTATGACTCTGAGTTTCGTGACAATGATCCCACTGTAATATCTCATCAGTCTTACCACAACACTCACAAGGAGTACCAAGCTCAGGAGTGGTGTAATTTTTTCTTAATTTGCTGTACTGATTTTGAATTTCATTAAAACAATTAGTACATTCAGGTCTTCTCCAGGCTGCGTTCTTGTAAAACCTAGAGATGTCTTTTACTTTGCCACAAATCTTACATTTCTTAGTGACACTCGGACCAGTTGTCTCCAATCTTATATTCAGATTCGATATCTATTCTCATATTAAGCCTATTTCCAGCAATTTTAGAAGCGTTAGTGACTATACCTGCGAATTTTTCCACGCTATCTTCACCACAAGCAAACTGAATTTCATCATGAACGTGTGCTAAGAACGACCAATTCCATCCGTAAATGAAACCAGCTTCAGTAAGTTCTTCATAGCAAACGTTATACCAAAGCTTACTAATAATTGCCCCAGCACTTTGGAGTAAAAAGTTTAATGCGGAATGAGGAGATCTGATCTTAATAGGTCGACCATCAATCGCCTTAACAATTCCTTCAGTTTCTGCTTTTGCTGTTACTCTTTTAGTAAGTTCTGCTAAAGCTGGCATATTTTTGTAGTAGCGCTGCTTTAACTTCTTACCGTTTTGACCAGTGATCTTGCCTAACTTCTCATTTCCAGCTCCATAAATTAAGGCATAGAAAAAAGTCTTAGCATCATCTCTAGTTGGAAGTCCTGCAGCCCGTTGATTGGCAGAATGAATATCGCCCTCGATGACCTCTCGTGCAAATTTTCCATCATCAAAGGGCCGCAAGTAATGAGCTAAACAACGAGCCTCTATGCCAGATAAGTCCACGCCGACCTGCTTGGTGACAGGATAACCGTGCCCTACTAACTGTCCCTCAGGGGTGTACAGTTTTGACAGCACATCAGGTCCAAACAGAGTTCGGCACTCCGGTCCCAAGATTGACCTGACGGCAGGTACTTGGGCCATGTTGGGGCCAACGTGAGCACATCTTTGAGTGGCACAGCCAACCGTAATCACGCTGCCATGAATACGATCGTCTTTGTCGACTAGCTTTAACCAAGCACTGTTACCAGTACTTAGTTGACTGAGTCTCTTTTGGAGCGTCAGAGATTCTACGAAATCTTCAGCACCAGGAATCTCCTTAAGAATCGTCTCATCGATCTTGGTTTTACCAGTATCGGTGAACCTTGAAGCCTTCCAATTCAAGTGAGTCTTAAGTACCCAAGCAATATGATCCCTTGAGTTGGGGTTCAAAGGAGTCAAGCGGCACATAGATGCGCCAGCTATATACCCCCGACTTTTATCGTTTCGCTTAGGAGTAAAGATACCTCCGTCAATGAACGGGAACCTTTGTCTCAATCGTCCATCAAGAGTATTCAGTTTTAATGAGATACTGGCTTCCAATTCCAATGCCCCATTCACATCAAAATGGAAACCAGTTTCCTCTTGGAGTGAGATAAGAGTGGCAAACTCCATCTCAAGGTCAACAGCTTTGCGATAAGCGTCAACCTTAGGTTGCAACCTGGACCAAAGCTTAGCAGTTACGTCAACATCACAAACACACCTATCCATTAACTCTTTAGAAAGTGTTGAAAAATCTGCTAGGTCTGCATGTTTCTTATTAAGACCTAACCTGTGACCATAAGCTTCTAAGGAGTGTCTGCCATATAGCTGTATTGGCATATGCTCCCACTTTCTTTTGAAATCAGTATCAAGGATATCTGGATAGAACATCCGACTCAATATCAACGTATCTACTACTCTTCCTTCTGGTCTAAATCTTGGGTATAGCTTTTTAATAACAGCTATGTCATATGAAATGATATTGTGACCGATGATAGTACCAGCACTTTCTAGGATGGGTATCCATTCATCAGGATCTTTATAAAGAACTGTCTCATCACCGTTGTTTATTGCACAACAGTGAATCTCTGTAACATCGCTAATCTTCAGCGCGTTCGTCTCGATATCGAAGATTGTCATCGAGATGGATTTTGAGTTTGTTCTTATGGCAGTATTCGACCAAGTCCCTGAGCTTAGGACGGTTGAAGGAATAGACAAAGTCATTGGATCTAAAGAAATCAGAAAGGGAGCGTCTTGCTTTATCAGTAGCAGCAAAAGCAGATACTTTAATTTTGTTAACTTGTCTTATGTGAACATCAAAAATCGGGTTCAGTAAAATCATTCTTAATCACAGTATTAGCGTCTAGCCCCAACATTCTGCCAGTATTTTCATAATATTTCACACTCCCTGCAACCCCCAACCATCCTGTGAATCTATTCTTAAGTACACGGACTCTACATTCAGAGTTGTCTTCTGCCTGCTGGTCTCTTTCAAGGCCAAGGCAAATGTCGCTGAGCTGAGCAATAGATTGAGAACCACGCATACTGTTAACGCTTGTCTGTTGTCCTTCTTCATAACCCTTATCTCCAGTTGGTCTTCTAGTGTGACTAACCAGTATCATGCCACAACCTGTCTCTTCTACAAGAGATCTTAGTTTGGTCATCGTGTAATCGATCGCCCTCCTTTCGTCTTGAGCTTGATCCATACCTGAGACAAGAATCGATAAGTGGTCAAGAAAAATCCAGCCACAATCCAAAGAGCTAATACAATACCGTATCCGATTAAGCAGAACGGCAGAATCAAGAGAGCCAAAATGGTCATACAAGAAGATTCGGCCCGTCCCAAGCGTGGCGGCGAAGGCTGATTGGATTTGGTCATCGGTGACATCTCCACGGTCAATGTGAATAGGGTAATTAAGATTAATGCCGACAAAGCGTCGTGCAGTTCTGAGATTATTTTCCTCCAGGTTAAAGCACGCGACCTTTTGATTTTGATTAATGGCGAAGTTATAGGCAATTTCATTAACAAAGGTTGATTTACCTTGTCCTGTGCCTGCACAAACGGTGACCAATTCACCACGTCTAGCACCTTTGATATGTTCATCTAGGAATTTATACCCATAACTAACACTGTCTACCTTAGGATCTTCCAGAACTAATGATAGTAGTTTGTCAGCACAGACAATCCCATCAGGCTCATACTCTTTGGCGTTGAACACCATATTAGTAATAGCTTTATAGTCATTAGCTTGAAGAGCCTCATTAGCATCTTTATATCCCTCTATTACTCCTATCTTTCCTTTTCTAGGTGGTAGTAGTTGTACATCTTTTAGTGCTGATTTCTGACCGTGAGCATCGTTGTCATAACAAATGATGACTGTGTCAAAAGTAAGAAGCCACTCAAGCTGAGCCTTAATAGTTTTGTTACCGGATTCACAGCCGTTAGGGATACTGACCGCTGGCCATCCATCTCTAACTTGCATATAACTCAGAGCATCCTTCTCACCTTCAAAGATCACAAGAAGCCTGTTGTTCTTACCCCACATATGTTGGAACAGAAAGGTGCTATCGGGATTAGCTCCCACCTGTAAGAACTGCTTATCTTTCTTTCTTACCTTGTAACCAGTAAGAACCCTATCGTTGTTATAGATAGGACAGAAGTAAGCAGGCTCACCGCCGTGTTGAGACTTGAAGTAGGTAGCTTTCTTACATACCTCAGCTTTTAACCTGCGACTAGGTATATCAACATACTCACCTACTACTACGTCAATCTCATCAACTGTTGGTTTAGACATGGGTATAGGAAAGGAAGAGGAATCATTTGAATACACCTGATAAGAGCATCCTGGTGTAAAACATTTTTCACTCCCATCTTCAAAGATAGCTCTGTTATCACGAGAGCCACAAAGAGGACAAGGAGCTTTAATAGAAGACATTTAAAAAACCTCCAGGTGGGGATCTCCCTGGAGGCTCTTTTGGTAACCCTTTCCTTTACCAACTGAACTATAGCGTAGTCCAGCGGCGAGGCAAGCAGGGTCCCTTGCACCAGGGGATATTGTGTTTATCACACCACATTGCGTAAGTCATCTTGGCTGTCTTACTCAACTTTTGGTGTGGCTTTTGGAAACACATTCGTATGTCAACATCAGGGTGTTGCTCTTTGAAAATTCGGATGAGTCTCCGATCTTCTTGATCGAAGTAACCCTTAACCTCAATGACTTTACCGTTTGGAAGGATGAAGTCTGGTGTATAGCTTCGAGGAATGACTACGTCGTACTTCTTTTTCTCATACTCGTAGTCAATCTTTGAATCTTCAAGGTGTTTGGCTACCTCTTTCTCAAAGCCCGATCTGTATCCATCCCTAGTACGTTTACCGTACTTATGAAACCGTCGGGCCATATCCTTTAGAAATCGTCGTCCTCGGTAGGTACGTTATCAGATTTCTTAGAGGTTTTCTTCTTAACGTTTGGTTTAGTTTTCTTAAAGCCGTCACTCTTACCAAATTCAGCCTCAAGGTCTAGTTCACCTGAGTCACTAGCATCAAATGTTATAGCTTCAAGGACTTGAATAGCACGAGGTCTGATTCTCATACCACCTTGAGGACTCTTGAGTGAGTAAGGCATAAAGACAGTGCTTACTAATACTCTTGTACCTTCTCTAAGGATTAGATTCTCATCAATAGGTTCAAGATCACCATCTACTACAGGGAACGGATGCTCTTCGTAACAAGGTTTAGCTGTACACCTAACCGTGATAGTACCGTCTTCGTTCTCAATCCAAGGGTGATCAAAGAACCTCTTCTTACCTGACTCTTTCCTGTACCAAGAGCAAGAGTTCTCATAGTGTTCACTAAGAATGTTAAGAAGCTCTCCATCAGGATCATCAACCTTAACCTTGATGCGGAAATCAGTTGGTTCGTTCTTATAGGTAGGTTCCTCAAAGAACTTAGGAACATATCCTTCAAGAACCCCACTGAACTTGAACTTGAAATTAGCCATAGCTAATAAATGAAAGAATACTAAACACAGTACATAAGAAGAACCAAAGTTTTAACCCTGTTATGTGCCACTCTTAATATTGGTCTCTTACAATTGTGTAGAAGCTCTAACAAGTTTCTTTAAACTTTATTAAAAGTACTTTAAATGCACTACGAAACTCTTAACCTGCTTAATACTACTAAGGATAAGAAACCTACATATCCTAATGATGATGAAAATGAAGAGAATCGTAAGCAACTCGTGATAGTACATACCGAACGATGGAGAGGAAAAGTTTGGGGGTAGACTACGGGAGTACTTTTATTACAAGAAATGAAGTTCGCAATCGCTCTAGCTGCCCTGCTAGGTATAGGAACAGCTCCTGCTCTTGCTGGTGGTTTTTATACAAACGTAGAATCTAATGCAAGTTACACAGGGTCAGACTTTACAACTAGAACAACCGACCTACATCTCGGTTATGAAGGATCACCTACAGAATCTTTCGACTACTACATTCAGGGAGGACCAGCAGTTGTTGCTGTTGATGGTGCTGACTCTGATACTCAACTCAGCGGTAAGTTAGGAGCTAATGTAGCTGCTACTGATAAGCTTGATTTCTATGGTGAGATCAGCCTCCTTACTCAGGATGGTGATGTTGATAATAGTTACGGTACTAAGCTTGGAGCTAAGTATAGTTTCTAAAGAGTTATACTGGTATTAGCTATATGGTAGTCTCCACCTACGTTCAATCCATAAGGATCGCATGAAAACCTAATCATGGAACGGGGATTAGGTGTACTAGGTGACTACAAAATGAAAACAGTCAAACTCGTATACCGTGGTATCACTTACTACAAGTTGACCCACTAAACTACAAGGGCTCCTCTAATCAGGAGCCTTTCTACTATTCAGGAGCACAGTGAAGGAGTACGTTACTTTCGAGGTGGAGTATCTAACAGATACCTACAGCTATGCAAGAGAGCAATATAAGAACGCTATAGGTGATCGTGATAAAGACTACTGGGAGGGCTATCTAGATGGCTTAGACACGATGTATAAGAATCAAGTTGTTGAGTCTGGACGTTGAACATCATATAAAGAGTGATGCTCACCATCAGGCCCTACGAAGTAACAGCTGTTATCTCTTATCTTTAAGTAATCTTCTTGTAGTAGTTCTATAAATGCACCGACGAGTTGTTGACACGTTCCCGCTTCTAATATTGCTGTGTGTAGGTCTGTTTGGGCTTCTGCTACTGAAGCAATACGTTCGGCCTCATCAAACTCCCACACCAGCTCGTGCTCTGTATCAGATTCTGCATCCAAGAAATCCATAGCAACAGTTGATCGTTGCTCAAGGATACGTAGACGAGCTAGCAGTAGTGGTAAGTACTGTTGTGCCACTTGCTTAAGTGGTCTATAGAACTTCTCTTTTGCTGCTGGTGTTGCCATACTTACTGCAAATCCTGATCTAATTCTATGGTAGGTCCACCTGTGGTCGAGCCGTATATCCACCCACCTGTGGTCGATGATAGTATTTATACTCTTTGTGACACTTATAATATTGTCATAAGTATTTATACCTATGCCAGTTAGTAGATTGGCACACCTTTAATGATTCTCATTCTCAACAACTACTCATGATTGACACTATTGCTGTTTTATTAGTAATGATTATCTTAGTTTATTTAATCATTAGATTTTATAATCCTCATGCCTAACACAATAAAAAAGCCCCTCAAAAGAGGAGCAAGTATATAATGAAAGGCATGAGAACTGTGAGTAATAAGTAGAACTTATCTCTCACTTTGCTCATCCATTACTTCTAAGTAATAGGTGATCCATTCAAACACCTGATCATAACCATTGTCCTCAAATACTTTGAGTGCATCACCTAAGAGACACAGCTCATGATATCCAAGAATATGTGAGAAAGAGTAAACATCAATAGAACAGAGTGAGCAACCATAGATCTCCTGACTGTATCCAATTAGATCTAGATAAAAGTTCCAAGGAGTGCAACCCTCGAAGCCGTTACTTGACCATTGATGCAACTCCTCAATAGCAATAAAGCTATTGTGCTTGAAAGGTTTACCCTCAACAATAGCGTCAAGAGTATCCTTAGTTTCTTTAGAGAGCGTCAAGATCTCGCCTCACATGATGAGTGTTAGTGTTGTGA